GGATGGAAACAGGTAAAGCTGTCCACCCCCTTAGTACGGGGCAAAATGACACGACCTTGGTGCTTTTTGTTTCGGAAAAGGGGGCGCGTTCTTCGGTGTGACTGGAGGCCCTACCTGTGAGGGGGATTGCTCATAGGCGGTAGCCATTGCCGATTGGGGAGGCCGAGGGTGAGCGGTATGCAAGGACCTCCAGAAAAGTGGTAAAGCCCTCAACTTTTTTTGTGCTTGTCTGGGGGCATGATTCAGGGCATAAGCCCTTTCCTTGACTCTTTTTATTGACAATCTTGTGCAAATTCCTAGATTGTCAATAAGGAGCTGGGACGAAAAGTCTGCTGAAATGTGGCAGCCTGTAAGCAACGGTCGCGGTCACAGGCCATAGCTAAAGCAGGTGATTTTAGCGGGCTTTTCGGGTCAGCTCCGACAGCCCCGGGTGTTGTCACGAAAGCGATGTCCCTCGTGGCAATTGTGGCCCCTTCTGGTGGTCACTCCGTCTTAGAGCCTCCTGGGTGGTGCCAGGGGGCTCGCTTTTTTTAAATCCATCATTGTGCTAGGGTGCCGCCCCGTGACTGACCATCACACCAGCCCAGGGTATTATCATTCATTGAAAACATGAAATGATGCGTCTTGGCAGCAAAAAGGAGACCACAGATGGTGGCATGGTGGAAGAGTATGTCGGCGAAGGCTAGGGGACTGTTTTTGGTAACGATTGTGGTGCTGTTGGCTATATTAATCGTTGTTCCTTTTCCGACATGTGAGGAAGAGGCACAGGCCAGTATAGAGGATTTGTTCGCTCAAAGGAGCCTAGCCAGGGCAGAGTTGCGAGAGAAAAGGCAGAAGGAGCGAGAGGTTCTTCTTGCGAAGGCTGATCGGGAACGTGATGAGCGCGAAAAACAATGGAAGAAACAACGCCAGCTTATGGGGGAACTAACGAAGCCCCCCCCGCCAAAAAAGCGCAGAATCCGAAGGTTTCAATGGGAGAGCCCAGCCGCGACAAGGGGAAGGCTTTGGAATATCCCAGAAGAGGAAAGCGAAGAAGCAACGTTGACGGCCTTTCTCCGCGTGTGCATGGCCGAATCAGGGGGGCACACCCAAGACTGTGTGGGAATTTGGCAGGTCGTCAAAAACAACAGAAGCCGATCATGCGATAGAAAGAGGGTCTCTCGGATAACTGAGTGCATCGAGGGCGAGGGAGAAACCTACTTGTCAGCCCTGAGAAGACACCAAAGACATGCCCTTGGATTCATCAAGGCTCGAAACAAACGAGCTATCTGGATAAGGAATCTAACTATTGATTGTGAAGACCCACCAGAAGGCTTTCATGGAACCTTGGATCAATGGGATGCAATGTACCAACAGAGGTGTAGTCAAATCGTCTCTGATGGTCGCTACCTCATCAAGGGAGAGCTTCCTCCTGCCAGACCCGGCCACAGGGCGAAATGGCTCAAGGGCTACCCACTGACGTGGGGAGGCCGGTGTGAGTCCAAGAGCGCATCTTGTGATGACCGGATTGCATGTGAAAGAGGTTTGGCAAGAATACCTGAGACAGAGACTCTCAATGCTTTTTGGTGTAGGCCAGGCGCTCGGGGGTGCCGAGTGGACCCGGAACCTATTTGCCTTTCGTTGGGGTATGAATATGAGCAATTTGAGTCGAGAGGTCAAAAACTTTGGAAGCCGGTTGTTCCTACCAAGCATTTGTCAAAAAGAGCTAAAGCGAGGCTGCTTGGCATCAAAGAGAGACATGAAAAAGCTCTCGGTGTAGACTTGGAGGATGAAGACGAGCAAAATCATACTCAACGGGAAGAGCGTTCCAGTGAAAGCCCCAGTGCTGACCTGGAAGGACCACCACGAGATGACGTTCGTGGGCAAGAAGAACACGCGGGAACGGGAGCTTCATCCTGACCTGATTATTTGGCACTGGACAGGCGGTGAGAACAGTGCTGAGACAACCTACCATACCCTGATCAATCGAAACCTTGGAGTGAGTTTTTGCATCGATAGAGAGGGTGTTATTTATCAATTTATCGACCCTGTGAAATATGACCCAAGAGATACTGGTGGCCAAATGGGGCGGCGTTCAATCAGCATTGAGGTTGCGAACTACGGTTTTCGGACCAAGGGACAGAAGGTCCCAAATAGGGGTAAAGATCGAATCCTGGATGAGGAGCGAATCCACGGCGTAAAGCTCATGTGTGCCAGGTTCTTTCCCTGCCAGATTGACAGCATTGCAGCGCTTACAAGGGTTTTGTGTTCTGAGCTGGGGATTCCATTGGATTTTCCAAGAGAAGTCAATGGAGACATAGCCTTCAGAGCGCTAACAAAAGAGGAGCGCAGAGCGTTCAAAGGTGTCATTGGCCATTTTCACAAAACGAGACAAAAATATGACCCTGGTTTTCATGTTTTTAGAGAATTGAGCCACATGGCTGGGTCAAAGTAAAAGAAATAACTAGACTTATTGGCAACTGGTCACTATAGCGTCATTTGATTATGTTGTATTTCAACAATGAAGATGTTCGTGTTTGTCAGGAAAGCTGTCTTTGCCGGGAGTGCAAGGGGCGAAAGGCGACATGGACTGCGAAATTTTTAGATGGTAGCGAAATTGCTGTTTGTGCTTATTGTTTGCTCTATGCAGGAAAAACTGTATGGGGTCACGAGAACCGTCACGAGCTTGTGGAAGCGGGGCGAGCTGCACAGGAACAGGCTGTGAAGCATAACCAGCCCATGCCTGCACTAGATGAAAGAGGCAGACTTCACCCTGCTGATGCCGAAAAATTCGCGATGGGTGTGAGTTTTACAAGCCGGATGATGGTTGACCGTCTTTAGTCCATGACTTCCTTGATCGATACCTACCCACGGCCCAAGGTTGGCCAATATGTTAGACTTCATAATGGAGCGATAGCAGTGGTGGTCACTGTTTACAAAGCCAATTCCGTACTAAAAATGATGAGCGAAGTCGAGGCCATTGCCTTGGCGTCCAGGGCTCAATCGAGGTTTGGTCATAAGTGGAGAGATGTTTATTATCATGCTGATATCTTGTATTCAGGGGGGACAATGGATGTTATTGATACCTCTCGGGTTAAGGATGTCTTTGATCTGCCTTGACAATCACTTTTCATGTTATAGAATAAAACAATGGGCTCAAAGACTCTCACTCTTTCTAACTTGGCAATCGCTCAACGCGACAAAGGGGCAAAAGCGAGGGCTCGTAAGGTAAAAAAGAGGATAGAGAAGAGTCCTGCGAAATGGTTGGGAAAAGAGTGGTCAGTTATGGTCGCTCGTCGGTTTCCTGGGGTCACGGTGGAGTGGGGTGGTGCTGAGTTCGCGCTTGCGAAGAAGCTGATTGACGAGCAGGGGTTTGATAAGGCTGTGGAAATCATCGATCATTTTCTTGGTACGTGGGACAGGAGGAAAATGTCGCGCAAAGGGATGCCAGGGTTCAAGCTTTTGTGGGTCATGAGAGACACATTGATCGCTGAAATAAAAGGCTTGGCAAAGGTCCCGGAGTTGCGAGAAACGAGGATTGCTTCTGGGGAATACTCAGAGGAAGGTGCCGATGCTAGCCCTTCTCAGGGATGGGGAGATATCAAGGAAGACTTGACTCCCTATGAGGACAAGGGAAGTGGTTGGTAATCTGGACATGGGCAGAGCGATGAGAGTCGTAGGACTACGAATAAAGTTGACAAGGGCTCATATGGAGCTGATGAGGGTTCCTCGTCGGTTCTGGCAGTCTGATTTCAACGCAATCCCCGAGTGCGAGGGAAGGGATACTTTGCGCTCTTACCTTCGCAACATTGATGAGATGCTTGATCGTGGAGAGGGCCTTCTCCTTTGGGGGCCAAACGGTCATGGCAAAACTTCAGCCGCTGTCATTGTCATGATGGAAGCTCGGCGTCGTGGTGCATCTGCTCTGTTTGTTCAAGCTGAGACCCTGAGAGCTAGCGTTCTCGATGGAACCATGTTTTCTGATGAAAAGACTTTGATGGAAAGAGCGAGGGAGGTGGATTTCCTTGTTCTAGATGATCTGGGGAAAGAGCACACAGGGGAGACAGGTTTTGCTGAGAGGCTTTTTGAAAACCTTATCAGGGAGCGGTCCGCGCAGAAGCGAGTCACACTAATCACAACGAATCTACCTACCACACCCCCTGTGGATAATCCCAGAGGGGCCTCTCTGCAAACGAGATACATTGCTTCTATGGTGGAGGTGATGCGAGAGGCCATGTATCCTGTTCTGTTGAGAGCACACAATTGGCGTGATCGGGTTCAGCAGGATATGCAGGCCCGACTCACTGGATAAAACAGGTCATGACCAACCTGTAACCCTCAAGGGGGGTGTAGGGGGGAGTTTTCGCCGTGGATCTTGATGCAGCCGCAATTGGATTAGCCACAAAAAACGAGACTGGGTATAAAAAAGCAAGGGAACTACTCCAAGATGAGCTTCTTTTGAAGCCTGGAAAAAGAGCCTGGTCTTTCGTCCAAGATTATTATCAAGAACATGGTCAGCTCCCACCCCCCTCTGTCGTTAGAGAACAAACAGGGGTCAACATTGAAAGGGTCGAGGAAGGGACTGCTATCGATTGGGTGGTGGACCAGCTCCTTGATCGCCATAGATTCAGGGCGCTGGAATTCGGTTATGCTGCGGGTCTTGAGCATCTGGAACAGGGTGACAAGGACAAGGCAGCCGAAGAGGTCCACAAGCTCTCCGACCACCTCCGTGGCTTGTCCATTCAAAAAGGACGAGTTCACACACTTGCAGAAGTTGCCCCGGAAGTTCGGGGGGTTTACGAGAGAACAAAACGCGGAGAGACCGGAGTTCAATTTCCCTGGGAGACCATGACAAAGATGACCATGGGGATGTGGCCCGGAACTCTCACAATGTTTGTTGCTCGACCCTCGGTTGGAAAATGTGTTCATGAGGACACGGTAATCACTGATCCTGTAAGTGGTGTTCCAAGAAGAATCGGGAGTGTTTACGAGGATGATTCGATTGATCGTGTTACTTCTTGGTCAAAAGGCGAGGGTGTCCATGTTCAGGGTATAACGGCTAAGGTTGACACGGGGTACAAAAATTGTTTGCGAGTAACGACAAGGACAGGACGTTCAATTGTTGCGACCCCAGAACATCCATTCTTGACCGCTGAAGGGTGGAAGCGTGCTGATGAGATAAGAAGAGGGATGACAATAGCTTCTCCGTCAAAAATGCCTCATCCTGAAAAGCCAAAGTCTATGAAGGAATGTGATGTTGTTGCATTAGCTATTTTGCTTTCACAAGGGTCATGCACTGGGAATCATGTTGGTTTTAGCACAGAAGATGAGGCAATTATTGTTTTGGCGCAGAAGGTTGCACAGGCATTTGGTGTTGATGTTGTGCCTCGTGGTGGTTGTGATTATGATTTTGTGAGGCGTATTGGTTCTCCAAAAGGGAATGCTGTTAGACAATTCCTTGTTTCTCTCGGTATTGATAAAAAGCTTTCTCGACACAAGATAATTCCAGAACAGATTTTTTCGTTGCCAGAAAATCAATTGGCTAAATTTTTGTCAATTTTTTGGATGTGTGATGGATATGTTTCAAAGCGGGGCGAGCCTGAAATAACGCTTGCATCTAAAGAAATGATTTATCAAATCCAGTCATTATTGCTTCGTTTTGGTGTTCAATCCACTACTTCGTATAAAAAGGCTAAGATATCAGAGAGAGAGTATGATTCTTGGCGTCTCAGGGTTCATTCTGAGTGTGTGAAGAATTTTTCTAATTCTTTTTCTTTGTGGGGTGAAAAAGCCGAGCGTGTTGAGGCTGGTGCATCTATGGCTCGTGGTCCCAATATTGGCTATCCAAGGGTGTCAGATGAAGAGGTTCAGCGAATAAAGGAGATTTCAAAAGGTGGAGCTGGAAGGTGGAAAGGTGGGTTGCATGAAAAAGTTGCGGAAAAATTAGGGCGTTCTGGTTTTTGTACGAGGGATTTGTTTGGACCTCGAAATTCTATAAAAATGACTGCTTTTCGTGGTTTTTGCAATGTTTTTGGAGTGGAAGATGAATTTAAATGGTGGTGGGATTCAAACATTTTTTGGGATCAAATTGTTGCCATTGAAGAGGTTGGGGAGCAGAAAATTTATGATTTAACTGTTCAACCAACGTCATGTTTTGTTGCGAACGATCTTATTGTTCACAATACATGGACGATGGTACTTATTTGCCTGAATGCGGCGTTTGAACAGGGGAAAAAGGTGCTCCTTGTCAGTCCGGAGATGAACCGGGTCGAGATGGCCGAGCGGTTTGTCGTCAAGCACGGTGGATTCAATTACGGCGATGTTGTTTCTGCCACCCTGGGAATGTATGCCGAACCTCAATTCTTCAAAACCATCGAAGACATAGAAAAAGCTGATGAGGCAAAGAATCTTTTCATATTAGATGACGAAGACAAACTGGAGCCTGATTTTATTGAAGAGGCTATTGATGCCACTGAAGCGGATTTGGTGGGGATTGATTCAGCCTATATGTTGAAGGTGGCCCAGGGCGGAATAAGAAAAGGTCCAGGGTCCAGGGGTGATCGCCAGGAGCGTATGGTTTCAACAGTGGATTGGATGCGTTCGACTTCCCGGAAAAAGCAAAAACCCTTCTGTGCCATAAGCCAGCTTGCCCGTACAGCCAAGGTGAAAAAGAGCGCCAAGGAGACTTTGAAAAAAGGTCTCGGAACCGGTGGCCTCGAAGATGCTTTGGCTTTCTCAGATACACTTTATCAAGATTGTGTGCCTGAAGGTTCGCTGGTCTACACGCCATCTGGAGCTGTTCCTATTGAGAGTCTTTCAGGTGGTGGTGAAATTGCCATTGGTGACACGGTGGCCCCGGCGAAGTCTTGGCCTTCAGGGCAGAAAAACACTCTTTCGGTTGAATTGGACAGTGGCTTTGCTGTTCGTATGAGTCCAGAGCACAAGGTGTGGGCTCTTGCTGGCGGGATGGTTCCCCAGTGGGTTCGTTCTGAGAAGTTAATGCCTGGGGACTGGGTATTTATTCAAAGGGACTTCCATGGTGGCAGTCAGGCTTTGGCTGGGTTTGATTCACGAAGACAGCATTCCAATGAGGGTGATGTCAAATACCCAGATTTGTGGAGCGAAGAGCTGGCTGAGTTATTGGGTTACATCATTGGCAATGGGAGTGTTCGGCAAGAGAACAGGGTGCCGATAGGGGTGGACCCCAGGGACGCTGATGTTGCCAGATGGTTGGTCCGGTCCTTTAGCGCACTTTTTGGCATTGATGCTGCGCATAAGATCAAGGGGACGCCTGGGGCAAAAACGTGTGATGTTGTGGAGGCATGTTCTGTTGGGTTGGTCCGGTATTTGAGGTGGCTTGGTGTTCCGTCTCACCTTTCCAAAGAAAAAATCGTTCCTGAGCGTCTTTGGTCTGCCCCCCATGCTTGTCGGTTGGCATTTGTTCGGGGCTTGCTGTGCGCTGATGGCCATATCACGAGTGCGGGGCAGATGTTTTTGACAACGGCTTCTCGACCCTTGGGCATGGGCGTTGGAGAATTACTGAGGATGGCTGGGTTTTCTCCGAAAATACGTTGTTATGACGGGGTGACAAAGGTGTGGCTTGGTCGCAGGGGGACCAGGCATTGGATGGAAACAATTGGTCTCTTGTCGGTGAGGAAAACCAGTCAGCTCTTGGACGCTCCGCCATCGAGCGGGCGTTATGTCTCAATGGTTGAGGCTCCGGAACATCATAATTTTGCTTTGGAGCAAATCAGGGCGGTGCGTGATGTTGGGATGAGCGAAATGTGGGACCTGACTGTTGAACATAATGACCATCGGTTCCTTTGCCATGGATTGGTTGTCCATAATTGCCATAATCTCTTTGCTCTTTACCAAGATGATGACATGAAGTTGGACAAGCAGATGCTGTTCGTCCCTCTGAAGGCCAGGAGGCAGGCTGTGTGGTCTGCTGTGGTCTCTCGATGGGACATGGACGAGATGAATTTCGATGAAATAGGAACCTCTGTTGTCAGTGATGTTGATGATGATGATGAATTTGACGACAAGGGCCACGATCTAGTTTACTAATCAAAAAAACCAGCAAAACATGGAAGCCCTGCGAGTGAAATTGAATTTCACTTAATAAGACGACGAAGGTGGGTATAAGGAAGGTGGATGAAGGTGGATGATGAGCATTCAATGGTGGGAGGTAATTGGGCTGATTGGTGTAACCCTGGTGATTTCTGCGGGGAGGATTTTTGAGCCTTTGCGGGAGTGGTTCCTTGGGTTTCAGAAGGAATATAGCCCTTTTCGTATAGTGGGGAACCTTTTGAGTTGCTCGATGTGCTGCGGGGTCTGGGTCGGTTTTTTGTGGGGATTTCTTGTTGAGCAGTGGGCCTGGCCCATGGCTCTTGTTTTTGGGGGGTTGATTAGTATCACTTCTCTGGTAGCAGATGAGCTGATTGGTATTATTTCGCTCTATCGTTTGTTGCGAGCTAAAAAAAACAGCGGGGCAATGACGATGGATGAAATGATGGTTGCCAGGGAGAAGATGGCGCAGGTCAAGCAACAGAGGCAGGCCCAACAGTTGGCATATGCGCGTGCGCGTAGGCGTGGGACCCCGAAGGATTTGAGCGAGGAAGAAGCTGATAATCTGATGGACGCCCGAGAAGCTGCAAATGATGCGGTGCTCGTGGGCGAGAGCCCGAGCGCGTTATGACTTATTGGAACCCAGGGGATGATAATGTTGTCGAGCTAACCCGCGAGTTGGCCAGGGATTTATTTGATGAAAAGAACTATCCTTGTCCACCTCCAATGCCATCACCTCCATGGCAATTGCCGAAGTTCAATCCGAAGGAGAAGGTGGTGAAGAAGATGGAGAAGGTGGTGAAGAAGATGAAGAAGATGGAGGGCTTCCCAGTGAGGCCCATGCACGATTTTATTTTTGTGGCAGACCTTGGGATGCCTAATCAGAGTCAGGGAGGGGTTTGGTTGCCTGACGAGGCGTTCAAGTTCGCAAGATACAAGCATTTGAATGAACGATATGGGATTGTTTGTGCAATGGGGCCGGGCCGGATGATGAACAATCGCCAGGAGTCTTTGTGCAAAGACTGTACAATCCGGTGTTCTGAGGGGGCGATAATTTGTCCGAAACTCAGGGGGCTCCAGGATGAGGGGTTGAAGCTTGGCTCGGTGGTCATGTTCAACCGGCGTTTTGGGACACGGTTGGGGCTCATGTTTCAGCCGCCAGAATTTGCTCATCCCCTCTATATGCGAGTGCTCGATCCTGACAAGGTTCTTTGCCTGGTAGAAAACTTCAATCCTTGGTGGGACACAGAAAGGGGCGTGCTCCACCCCGACCTTCTTATGAGTGGTTGACAATTTATTCTTAGATTGTAAGTTGTCAGGAGTGACCCCTCAAAAACTTCAATCGATATTGGCCACCATTGGTGCCCAAAACCTGAGCCTGGGTAGTGACAGAGTACGCTGTTCGTGCCTGTTGGCTTCATGGACCCACCCGAGGGGGAGGGACAACAGCCCTTCGATGGTGGTCTTTCCTAGTGGTCGATATGGCGACCCTATTTATTCTTGCCAGTCTTGCCATCAACAAGGAGCCTTGAGGGATTTGGTGTGTCTTCTATGGCACAAGACTGGGATCAACATGATGAGTGTTATCGAGGCTATTGACGGTCCTGTTCCGGTCAAGCCTTTGGAGGGCACAGATTCCAAAAATCCTTTTGTCAGCGAGAAAATCATCAGGCTTGCTAAGCTCAAGGAGGATGGCGGGGCTCATGAGATATTTCGTCGAAAGAGGCAAGCCCATGATGCTCCTTGGCATGACAAATACTCAATTGCCAAAAGTGACGATGTGCCTGAGATTCCATGGTCCGAGTACGAGCCTTTTTTGACCGAGAAGATTCATCCCTATGCCGAGCTGAGAGGGATTTACGAAGACACGTGGCAAGAGTGGGAAATGGGGGTGGATACCAAGATGCGTCGAATCCTGTTTCCCATGAGAGACCATCACGGTCGCCTTATTGCGATTAGCGGTCGTCTTTATGCTGAGAGGTGCTGGTGCGGGGGCAAGTGGATAAAGCTCTCTACCGGGAAGAGCATTTGCGGGGCTTGCGGGAAAAAACCTCCCCCGAAATATCTCCATTCAAAAGGGTTCAAGCGCAATGTTTTTCTTTATGGAGAGCACATGCTCCCTAATGACAGCGGGGTCAGGCTTTATGTAACAGAGGGGCACATGGATGCCTTGGCTTTGTGGCAGGCTGGTTACCGTCCGGTTGTAGCGACTTTGGGAACTAAAGTTGGGGGGAGCCAGGTGGAACGCCTGGTGCATTACGCGAGCATTCCAAACAGACCCATGAGAATCATTCTTGTCGTCCATGATGGAGATAATGCGGGGCGGGAGATGGGAGTCCTGATCAAGAAGATGATCGCTGGGCGAGTGCCTGTTTTCTCTAGGCCATGTCCAGAGGGATCAGACCCTGCGAAAATGTTACCTCATGAAAGGACGAGGCTTCTCGGAAAACCTTGAGGGGAGAGTGTTGACACGTCCCTCACCATGGGTTAGATTGTATGGAGTGCAGCGGTGCTGCACGTAAGAATGAATGCTGCTCTGGTGAGCAGGTAAGGAGATATATTATGGGTTGGTTTAACACTGGATTTGAGTCATCAAACAATGCCTATGATTTCGATGACGGTCCCAAGGGGCCACGTCGTTTTTGGATGCCACCGGATACTGATAAAAGAGTCATCTTCCTCGATGACAATCCCACGACATTCTGGGAACACAATTTCAAACACAATGGAAGTTGGCGGAATTACGAACCATGTAAGGTGCGTAATCGAATGGATGGTGAGTGCGCCGTTTGCAAGCGATATCCTGATCGCAAGCCCAGTTTTATTGGGATGCTCACAGTTATCAATATGACTCCCTGGGAAAGCAAACAGGGCAGGAGTTTTTGCTTTGGGCGAGAGCTATTCGTTGCCAAATTGGGAGGGAAAGACAAGCCTGGTGTTCTGAAAAAATTAGAGCGGATCAAAAAGCAAAATGGCGGCCTGGCAGGATGTATTTTTGACATCTATCGAAGCGGGGGAAAAACGGAAAGCGTGGGCGATGAGTTCACGTTGGTTGAAAAAATCCCTCCGAAAGAAATCATAGCCTACGGAAAGACTCAATTGAAGGAGTGGGCTAAAGAGGTCAACGAGGCAATCAGTGATCCCGAAAAATATGTCACTCTTGATAAGCTGTGGGAGAGAGCGCCTTGGGAACCCTATGAATATGGGGAGATTTTAGAAGTTCGCTCCAATGAAGAGTTGGATGCAATGTTTGGTGCTGCAAGGCCAGATGAGAATGGTGATGGTGGCTCATCAAAAAATGATGAAGAAGCCCCCTATTGAACGAAACGCTCTTGTCCTTGTCTCCCTTTTGAATTTTCCTTCATGCACCCCTGACAATGATTTATCCCCCCAGGTCATTCGAGGGGGGTGCATAGGGTTTTTGACAGGAGAATCTATGCGCCCTCGTGTATCTGGAATGGTTTGGCTCGCAAAGAGCGAGATGGACCCTGAGCTTATTTCATATTTTAGAAAAACCCTGACAATCACTCCCCGCAAGGCCAGTGGATATGATGACATCAGACCTGAGCCTGTGAGGTGCTACCAAGAGACCTCCTTCGAGTTTGGGGTACCCAGGTCTTTCTGGTTCAAAACAGCGAATCAGCCCTATGAGTACGATTGGGATATTTCATTTGGGCATGAGTGGGACGAGCGGCCTGAATGCCTTCTGACCCATGAGGGGCCTTATGCCGAGCAGGGGGAGGTTATCGACCTGTTCTGTGATCGATACAGGCAGATAGTAGAGGAAGAAGTTAGTGACCGTCGGATTGGTCTGCTCCTGGGTGGGATTTTCCAGGCTGACACAGGGGCCGGAAAAACGGCGACAGCCCTTGGGCTCGTCAATCAGCTTCAACGAACCACGTTGATCGTCGTTCACAAAGAATTTCTCCAGACCCAATGGATAAGCAGAGCCGAGGCGTTTTTTCCAGGTATCAAGGTGGGGATTGTTCGGGAGAAAAAGTGCGATTTCGAGGGGAAGCATTTGGTTGTTGCCATGGTCCAAAGTCTTGCTTTGGATAACGGGGAAAGATACCCAAAAGAGCTTTATGATTGGCCGGGGATTGTTATTACTGATGAAGTTCATCGCACGGGGGCTCCCACATTTTCCCTTATTCCCCCCAAGTTCCCGGCTGCCTTCCGGTTGGGGCTCACTGCTACCCCGAGGAGGATGGACGGGGCGGACAAAGTTTTCTGGTGGCATATTGGGGAAATTGTCTACAAGGCAAAGACCGAGACTCCGAAGCCCAATGTCAGAATGATCAAGATAGAAAACACGTCTCTCCCTCCTGTGGTGAAAAGGGATTCAATCAAGGCTCCTATTGTGATCAATGTTCTGGTCAGATTAAAAAAAAGAAACAAGGCTGCTGTTACTGAAATGGTCAAGGCTCTGAAGGCTCCGGCCCAGAGGAAGCTTTTTGTTCTCTCGGAAAGGCTCGACCATCTGAGAACGTTGGAGGCTTCTTTGCGGGAGGCATGGAGGGAAGAATCCGGAGAAGAGCTGACCACGGGGTTCTATGTGGGCGAATGGTTCACGGGCGAGGTCCGTCCGAAGCTCGCTCCAAGGTCTTGGCCCATGAAGGACGGAGGGCGGCAGAGGGCTATTGAGACCATTTATCGAAGCATGGCCAGGAAGTGGAAACCTCTTCATGACATGGGAGATATCAAGCCTCTAATCTCGACAAACAAAGAGAACATGAGCAAGAGCCATCATTTGATCATGAAATTGGGTGATTATGCTGCAATTGCTGGAATTATAACGGACGCTGACGAAGATTTGGAATGGGTCCATGTGACTCTTGAGGACCTGGAAGACTCCCAGCTTTATGATATCGCCAAGGAGTTCAAGATTTGTCAGGAGAAGGTTGAGAAGAAGAAGAAAAGGACCCAGGCCGAGCTTGTGGAGGCCGAGCGTGCGCGGGTAGTCCTGGCAACTTACCAAATGTGCTCAGAAGGCACTGATATTCCTGCTATTGATTCCGAGTTCTTGGTAAGTCCCATTAGTGACGTGCAGCAGTCTCTTGGTCGTATTAGAAGAATCTGTTTACCCAAAAAAGAGAAGTGTGAGCATTATTGCCCCTGGAGAGCTGGGACATGCCGGGGCAAGCCTGCGCCAATTGTTTGCGATATCGTTGATTTAGGGATTCCTTTGGCCTCGAAAAGAGAGCGGTATAGGAGGGATTATTACGCGACTCTGGGGACTGTGGTGGCTGGGTAATCATTGACAATGCCAAACTAAGTGTTAGTTTGTTACCAGGAGACACAAAATGGCAAAGTCACCAAGTCCAAGAAAAGATTATTACAGCGAATGGTATCAGGCGAATAAGGAGCGGATTTCTAGCAAGAGGAAGTCTGCTTATGAAAAGGACCCTGATTACAAAGAAAAAGTGTTGGGTCAATCGGCTGAACACAGAGAGCGTCAACGGTCGACTCCGAGGGTAAAGGTCCCGAGGCATCAAGTCCCAAAAAGGTATAGAACAGGCGACGGTGGAGAGATTGTTCTCTACTCCATCGGCTTCTTTGCGATGTTTATCAGTAGGTCTGTTCAATCCATTAATGAGTGGGAAAAGAGCGAAATATTGCCCAAGACTCCATATATTCAGGGGTCCAGGAAATTTAGGTTCTACACACAAGCCATGATGGATGCTGTTCGGGAGATGATTGGAACGAAGAGAAGACTCTATCCTGTTGATCCCCACATGTACGGAAAAATTGAGGCCGAGTGGGTCAAGGCGGGGGTGCCTGTCAATTGCACGGAATTCGAGAGTGCCCTGGCCCAGACGAATTCCAGACGCAACGAGAGTTATCTGAGGGATATCGAGGTCAGAGATAGCTTGTATCAAAATCAGATCGAATCAGCGGCTCAATAAGTTGACAATCCTTTATTAGTGCCTAGAATGAATGGAGTGGAGGAGATATGGCTGAAGAAGTAGCAATCGCCTTTATTGATGGGCGTTTTTCTCATAAGGGTGAGGATTACAAAACAGATGCAAAGGAAGAGGTGGTTTTCACCCACGACTTCAAAGGCCCTGTGGCCCGTGTGAGGCGTGGTTATGGGCTTACGATGAACCTTGGTAACTTTGAATCGGCCAGGTTTGACGTGACCCTGGAACTGCCTTGCTATGTCGAAGACATTGACGCGGCTGACGAGTTCGCGAAGAGGTGGGTCGAGCAGAGGTGTGAAACCGAGGTCATGGAAGTCCGTGACGGCGGTTCCAAGGAACCAAAGGCAGCAGATCAAAGCAGGGCATCAAAAAGGAAGCCGGGTTATTAGACATGGAAAAAAGCGGTCTGGCTGTCGCAAAGACGGCGCTGCTCAAGAAGTATGGACCGAATGTGTTGGGCAGTGGGGAAAGAATCGCAACAAGAGACATGCGCGTTTCATCGGGTTCTTTTGCCTTGGATCTGGGGTTGGGGGGCTCCCTTGAAAGTGGGTTCGGTGTTGTCATTGGCCGGGCGCATTCGTTCTGGGGTGACAAGAGTGGTGGGAAGACTTCCACGGCGCATAGGATTGCCGGGATTTTCCAAACGTTGTGCCGCAATTGTTGGAGGCCAGCGAAAAATATTGAGGCGGTCCCTCCTACTGAAAAAGAGCTAGCGGCTGATCCTGATGCTCGTTGGTCGGCCACGGGGGAGTGTGATTGTTACACCCAGGGCTGTATGGACCATGATTGGGCTCGTTCTCCCAAAAAGCCTGGTGAGAAAGCAAAGGAATACGCTGACCGGGTAACAAGAGAAAAAGAAAAATTCAAAAAAAACTCATATGAAGAGCCTATTGTGGTTTTTGTAGATGCAGAGGACGCATTTGAGAAGAGATATTTTGCCAATTTTGGGGACCCTCGCCGATTGATGCTTGTTAGGCCGGAGGTAGGCGAGGATGCTATTGATATCGCTCATGTTTTTGCTTCAAGCGGTTGTGTTGATTTGTTGATTCTTGATTCCCTTGCTCATTTCGTTCCAAAGGATGAGGTGGAGGCTAGTGCTCATGACTGGCAACAAGGGCTCCAGGCTAGAATTATCAACAAAGGGGTTAGGAAATTTATTTCTAGCGCGTCGGGGGTTCATAGGGCGGGTCGGAGATTGACCCAGATTTGGATCAACCAGACAAGGATGAAAATCGGGGTCATGTTCGGAGACCCAAGTGTAAAGCCCGGTGGAATGGGTCAGGATTTCGGGGCGCATATCGAGGTAAGGTTCCGGGGTTCCAAGGGTGATTTTATTGCCGAACAGTATGGAGGCCAAAAAGAGGTTATCTCCACGATGGTGAGCGAGAAGTTCAATTTTGAGATCACGAAAAATCGAAGTTGTGGAACCAAGGGGCGGAAGGGTTTTTATGAGCAGCTCCCGGATGGCACGGTTCAAGAGAGTGAGTATATCAATAAACTAGCCATGAAATTCTTGATAACAGAAACGGAAAACAAGAAAAACAAAACAAAAAAAGAATACAGAATGGCGGGCTTGAAATTCTCTACTCAAAAAGAAATCCTTGAGGGAATCCAAAACAACCCAGAGATAAATTTTGCGATACGCCAAGCCCTCTGTGCTCGATTCGTCCCTGGTGCATGATGGCTCTTCCCCGATTCATGAGAGATGAGATAAGCGGCAAATCCGCTAGGGATCGCAAGCCAAAAAAGCACGAAAAAGACACGGCTCAGGTCTTGGAGGGGCGTGTTCAACCTGGCAGTGGTTCCAAGCAGGGATTCAAGGGTGATGTTAGGGGGGTGGCTACCCGATTGATGGAATTCCTGATAGAGTGCAAGCGCACCACGGACCAGTCTCTCAGGGTGCAAGTTGCATGGCTCAATAAAATCACTGATGAAGCGGGGCTCGATAAGGAGCCTGCTTTGGCGATTCAGTTTGAACCTGGAGTGATGAGCAAATTGGCCAAGCCAGGACAGATTGTTGCAGAGGCCGATTGGATAGCTGTTCCTCGTAGTGTGTTCAAGCGTTTGCTCGATGCAGCAGGGTTGGAGGAAGAGTGGGTCTCGGAAATTTAGTAAGAAGAGGACAGCTCAAAATAGCTCAAAAAATCCAAGAAGAAAAAGGCTTGAAGATGCCTCGTGATTTATGGCTTCAGCCCCGAATAATGGAGGCCATTGTCCAGACCAGGGAGGTTCATGTTGACGCTGACATGTGGCTCTCTCCATCGATTCTTGCAGGTTGGTGTCCACGGGCATGGGTTATAGCCCAGCGGGTGGGAGTGCCTCTTCTTGACGAGATAGGCCCTGATAATCGCTGGTGGATGGATGGGGGCACAGCTCATCATACCTTGTTTCAGGAGATGTGGATGGGTCCTGCTCGCATCATCAAAGGTGGGTGGGAATGCCCCTCTTGTCTTCATGTCGAGGGGTATGACCCTGATGATAAAACAGAGATTCTCTCCCATGGGGAGAGTTACACTGACAAAGTGACTCCTCGGAGTTCAGTGTTGTGTCCAAAGGTGTGTCCTGCTTGCGGTCACAAGCCAACGTGGCGCAGTGCCTTTCGATATATTGAACCTCTCGTTTATGACCTGGAATTGAAGGTTGCAGGGCTGAGTGATGGGGTCATTGATTGGGGTCCATACGGCGGTGAATTATGGGATTTGAAAACAAAGTCATCAACTGATGGGATGGGATGGATAAAAGAAGCCCCTGACGAAGGCAACGTGAAACAGCTCAACTGGTATCTGGGGCTCGCAGGGATGAAGTATGGTCGATTGGTGTATGTGGATCGCACATCGAAGCATTTGGCTGATGCGTTTGTCGAGCATCAAATAGTGTTTGATCCGGAAATGATGTTGAAGGAGAAGGAGAAGGTCAGTGTCTTTAGAGAAGCGGCAAAAAACCCCGAATCCAGCATCCCTGCCTGCCCAGATGGCGGACGTACTCGGTTTGGCGCTTGTCAATGCCGAGAACTGGAGGACTCCTGGAAGAGTTTTAGGACTAGACCTTGAGTTAGTGAACACAGGGCTGGTGATTTTGACAGACCGGGGCCACATTCTTCGGTCTACAACGTTTCGTTGCCCTCTTACGAGCACCAAGAAAAAAAAGGTGACAGAGAGGGACCGTGTAGATCGCATTCTCCGGCTTGCCAATGAAATCATTGGTATCATTCGCAATTTTCGTATCAAGCATATTGCCATCGAGGGGGGAGGGGCGTCTTTTGGTGGTAAAAGTCAAGTTCTTCAGCGCGGGGGTTTGTTTTATGTGGTTCTGACCCAGATTTGGCTTGCTTGTCATATTTTCCCTGAAATAGTGACAGCCAATTCTGCTAGAAAGACGGTCCTGGGGTATGGAGGCAGCGGCAAGAACCAGAAGGAGAAGGTCCTTGAGGCGTTAGCGCTCAACAAGATTATCTTTGAAACAGACCATGAGGCCGATGCCTATGTTACCGCCAGGTGGCTGTTTGAAAATACGAAGGGGAAGGTGATGGAGTGATGAAGGTTGCCAAGCGACGTGGTGGTTATCGAGACGAGGAAGAGAAGGAAGAAAAAGAAGAGAAGATAAAGAAGGGTGTGAACCTTGTTTCCCTGTCAGGGGCCAAGCGTGGTGTTGAGGTCCTAACGACAGATGAGACCGAGGCCAACAAGGTCCATCTGAAGCTCATACGATTGAAACAGGTCTATGAGGACACTTACTTCGAGATGGCCCATTTGCTCTGGAGGGTGAGCAATGAGCGGCTCTATACAGCGAAAAGCCTCGGCGCTCATGATCATTTCAAGGATTACGTCGAGTCAGAGCTGGGATTTACTGTTCGCAAAGCTCATATGCTTTCGGCCATTCATTGGTGGTTCAACGTTGAACAGAAGGGTGATGCTCGCCTGATAGAAGAGGCGAAGTCTATCGGATGGACAAAAGCGTACCATTTGGTAAGGGTTGTAGACCCACAGAATGCTGACAAGTGGTTCGAGCTGGCCAGGTCAATAAGCGAGAAGGAGCTGGGGCAGCATGCCAGGGCAGGGCTCAAAGCGGCTGGAAAAAAGAAAGATCGTCGAGATGATTCTGCTCTCAAGATGAACCCACCTCCAGGGATGACCCCAGATGACCCCGAACCTGTTGAATTTCCTTTTATCTCTTCTGGCAGTGGAAAATCCAATGGAAAGGGTGCCATAGCTGGTGGTGAGGAGCTTGAAGGCGAGTCATTGGGCGTGGCTCCTCCAACAGAGGACCAGGTGAAAGAGGTGAAAGAGGCTGACAAAGAGTGGACGACTTTTTCAATGAGGATTCCGAAGGACACCAAAGATTCCATTTTGGAGGCGGTGGAGGTCGCCAAGGGGTTAGCGAATACTCGTAATGATGGGTACTCTTTGAGTCTGATAGCCCAGCATTTCTTATCTTTCACACATGACAAAAAAACCGTGATGATTGGCGAGTGGTTGGCGGCATTTGAGCGCAACACTGGCTTGATGGTTATTGCTCTCGACCCGAAGGATGAGAAGGTCATTTACGGGCGGGAGTATTTAAACACTGAAGGTGAAGACGAAGGGGTGAAGTAATGCACATTAGACGTGAAATGGCGGCGGAGACGTTAGGGGCGGCAAGGAAGATTTTAGCGGGTTGGGAGCGCAAGCTGAAGAGCCCTCCGAATGTGGTTGTCTCCAGGGATGGGCAGGGCAATCCAACCGAAGTGGTAGAGGTGGACGAGGGGGCGATGGTGGTTCAGACCCTTGGGGAAGAGGAGACGATCAAGCTGAGAGCTGAACTATCGGCAATTGCAACAACTCTGGAAGGCCTTGCAGGAACATGATAGCCTGGCCTTTAGCGGAGGTCAGAACAGATGAAGACCGCGAGACAGTTTTCAGAGGAATTCAGAGCTACCAGAGAGAGATATGTTGGGCCTTCATTGGTGAAGACACCGGCTTGTCAGCCTGATATTACTGAAGAAATAGCAGATTGGCGGAGCCCTCTCCAGGATGTTCAAATTCGTCTTCGCCAGATGATGCACAAAGATATCGATAAATTCATGGAGTCGGCCAATAAGATTCTCGAAAAGGCCGAACAATCGGACTGGTCCAAGGTTGTTATCCAGGGAGAGGTCGCCAGGTGGTCCAGGGATATCAATGGTGTTTATGCAACCTTCAAGAACTCGACCCAGGGCTTTGTTGATTTGACGAAGGCCATGGGGATTACTACTCGCAGGCACAGCGGAAAAGGGAAGCCTCTGAAGCGGGGCAAGATGGACTGGGGCAAGCTTTCCCAGGTTCAGCTTAAGAAAGAGATTCGAGCCCAGCTAAAAAACCTTTCTTCTGGCATTCATTCATTGGCTGATGACGGGGCTTTCATGCTCCGCCAAATTGATAGAATCCTGAAATACAAGCAGCCCAAAGACGAGACTGTTCGGGAAGAGATTGGAGCCTTGTATCAAGACTTCATTGATTTTCGAGATGCCTTTGGGTCGAAGGTTTGGGGTCCATATAAGGGGCTCTTGGCCCGATTGAATTCTGTCAGGGATGAGGCCCTTGGCCAATATAGCAAGGCTTTCAGGTCGTCTATGCGAAAGCGTCCAATGAAGAGCATGCCTCCAGTGCCAAAATTCCAAGTTGCTCACAGTGCGCTTCCTATCGATTGCCCAGAGCTTCGTGAGGCTATCGAGCGTGATCGTCTTCGAGCCACCCGAGGGGTATTGGGCGAAGACCAGGATGATGCGGCGTCTCTCGTTGAGTCTATTGAGTATGAATTGCTTGGTGAGAATGATGACGTTGATTTACTTACATTCTTTGAGGATTTTGACGGACTGCTTTATTTAGGACATTGATGGATATCCTGAAGACCTGGAAGAACAAAAAGCATACCCACCCTTTGACTCCAATAAAGTGAAATTGACCTTCACTCCTAGCAAACGATCTTGACCTATAAGCTGCTATTGTCCACAATGATAATAATATGGGAGACGTAACACCCATTCATAAAAAGCGCGGCTTGGCTACCGCTCATCGCATCGCAGAACTGCCTATAATCGACGAAGTAGATGAGATGCTTCGTGATGAAGTTCCTGCGGTTGATGTGGCGAGGTATATCCAAGGGACTTTTGAGCTACTGACAGATTTTGCGGAGCGTACAATTGCTGAGCATCTGAGGGAGAGGCGCAAAAATATGTTGCCGCCAGTTGATCCAGAGGGATGGCCAGCGACGTGTTCCTCCGAGAATCTTGAAGAGCCCAGACCTCCTGGGAGAATAGCTTCGCAGCAATACCGAAAAGCCTCCAAGGGTATTGACCTTTTATTGGAAGCTGAAAGCCTTTATCTCGCCCAGCGTGATCGGCTCGATAGATTGATGCACCTAGAGAGTGAAGCGGGCGAGCCCTACGAAGAGATGCCAAAAGAGTTCGGGCGGGCCGAAAGTTTATTGATGAGCCATGCCAAGCTTCAGGAGCAGTTCGGTCCAGTCATGAATCGAATGAGGGTGAGTCTGGAAATCGAGGGCGGCGCGGATTCAAGGTTAGGCCAGAGGGTTTCTGCTGTTATGGCCGACCCCGAAAGTCGTCACAAAGTCCTTTCCATGTTCAAGCGTTTGACACAAGCAGCGTCCATACCTGCTGTTATTGACGCGGAGGCCGAGCCAGTCGGTGGTAGCTGATGGCTATCGAGATTATTGGTGGAAGGCCGAGGTCCGTCCGGACTGAGGAAGAAATCGTCAAAGACATGGTTGATTCGTTGGAGGCAATGAGCCCCGACGAACAAGCCGCATTTATTCATTACCTCGACAAGCTGGAGCAGGGTCAAAATGATGTGCTCGATGAGTTCATCAATATTGAATATGTTGAGGAGCCTGTTTCTCCACGAACCTTTTTGCTTGATGAGTATTATCTAGGGGCTGTGGGCTCGAATATGTGGCCCAAGCTTCAGGATGATTTTGTTGAACTGTTTGAGGGAGGATATTCTGAAGCAATTTTGACTGGTTCGCTCGGATGGGGGAAATGTGGAACCGAAAACTCCTATTTTGTAGATGGTGAATCTGGCAGAAGATTCAAGATAAGTCAAGCTGTTGGTTTGACTCCTTTGGTCCCTTCTTTAGATGGTAGAAATAAAGTCTCTCATAGGCGGTCAAGCAAGGTTTGGAAGTCTGGTCAAAAGAGATGCTCAAAAATGACTCTTGTTTCTGGGCATTGGCTGGAGGTGAGTCTTGATCATCCTGTGTTGTGCCCAAATGGGTATAAGCCAATAGGGGAGCTTAGCAAGGGTGATTTTGTTGCGGTGGCAAGGCGGGTTCCTGCTCCATTGAGTCCTTTGAAAGTGACTGATGATGAGGTGATTGTTGCGGCGGCGTTGATAGCTGACGGTGGCATGACCGAGCGGACTATTACAAGTTATACCAAGGGTAATGTTGTATTACGGGATGAGATTGTTAAACGAGCGCATTCTATTCAGGGATTTAGTGCTTGGAGAAAAGACAAAAGGAAACCTTCTGTTTTTTTGAGTGGGCTTCAAGATTGGACCGAGAAACTTGGGATTCGATGTTTGTCAAAAAAGAAGCGTGTGCCTGGTGAGTATTTTGGGCTGTGTGATGAACAGCTTTCTTTGTTTCTCAGGTGGCTTTTTACTGATGGGAATGTTTACACGGGTTCTCCGAGAAAGATTGAAATCACGCTGGCGTCTGAGGGATTGATTGATGACATTCAGTATCTTCTCAGGCGATTTGGTGTTGCAGCGAGAAAGAGCTATCGGAGGAAAAAGAATCAAGATGGGGAGTTTGATGCTTGGCGTCTTCAGATAGCTGATGTTCCCAATCAGCTCTTATTTATGGAACATGTGGGATTTATCCCTGGCAAGGAGGGGGCATGTTCTCGTTTGATATTTCAGGCCAGGGCGGTTGAAAAGCCTAATTCAAACTGGGATGTGGTGCCTATTACCAACAGGGAATTGAAGGAGATTCGCAAGGAGACAGGGCCGCATAACAACAAGCAATGGAGAAAGCTTGCTGCCATGGCTGATGGCTCATGTATGGGTGCCCAGCGTTTCAAGCGATTGTGTGAGGCCACAGGGTACAAAGGCAGGTATCGAAAATTTGCGGACATGGTGGACGACATTGTTTGGGAGCGGGTGGAATCGGTCACGGACATTGGAATCCATGATGTTTATGACCTGAGTGTGCCTGAGACTCAAAATGCAGTTATCAATGGAATCGTTGTTCACAATAGTTTCTTCGCAACATGTGGACTTGCTTACATTTTATATCAAATTTCATGCCTGGCAGAACCCCAGAGAGTGTATGGATTAGCCAAAGGAACGGCGCTGGCTGTTGCTATTCTTTCAGCTACAAGGGAGGCGGCCAGAAGAGTTCCCCTTGCTGAGTTGGGGTCAAAGCTTCAACTTAGCCCATACTTCAAAGAGAAGTGCCCCTATAAAATCGCTCAAACAATGTATGAAATTCGTTTTCCTACCAAAAAAATAATTGTGGTAGCGGGGTCAACATCCAGCGCGGCAATCGGGACGAACGTTTTTAGTGGTTTTCTGGACGAGATGTGCCTGTCTGGTGATACAAGAATCCTAACCTCCCAAGGGTATAAGGAAATTTATGATTTATATAAACATGATGGGACTATTACTCCTATTATGGCATATATAGAGCGCACTGGGGATGTTGTGCCTTCGATTGGTACGATAAAAAGAGCGACAGATACTTTTGTTTATAGTGTTGAATTGGATAACGGCACAGTTATCAGGGCCACATCAAAGCATCCATTTCTGGTGAAAGGGCAGGGGTACGTTAGGGTCGCGGATCTCAGGATTGGTGACGAGGTGGTGATTGTTGATGTCGAGAAATCATCGGGGCAGGAAAAATCCGTTTTTTGGAAAAAAGCACACCAAAGAGTCCAGAGAGAAAATGTCAAAGACGAAGACAGGTGTGAAAAAAAGGAAGAGGTCCGAGGAAACAAAGCAAAAGATAAAGCTGTCGAACATCAGAACGAAAGCTATAAAGCAAGGGATAGATGTCAATGGTGTGCCAGACGAGAAATTGAAGGAGCATGTGGACAGGGAAAGGGCGAGAATGCGTCCGCCAAAAGAGCGGAAGGGGTGGACAGAAGAAGAGAGGGAGAAACAGTCAGAGAGATTGAAGGAACGGTGGAAAGACCCAGAATACAGGACGAAGATGGACAAGGTAAAGCGTTCTTTCAGGCACACAGAAGATTTCAAACGAAACCTTTCCGAAAGAAACAAAACAAGGAATTTCAAACATTCAAGGAAAACAAGGCAGAAACTCAGCGAGATCATGTCCTCGAAGGAATGGCCTCCTATGGGATATGTCAGCACGAAAAAGGCAGGAAAATGTGCTTACAGGTCGCTGTGGGAGAAGCATGTTATAGGGATATTCGACAACGACAAGACAATTTTGAGCTTCGAGTACGAGCCATTGAGAATACCATTCGAATTCGACGGTGTGATGTATTCGACAATCCCAGATTTCAGAATAGAGAAGATAGACGGGTCGGTGGAGATTATAGAGGTAAAGCCCAAGGGGTTTTGTTACAGCGGGAAGAACAAGGCGAAATTCGAGGCTTGTCGCATCTTTTGCAGGATAAAGGGGTGGACCTTCAAAGTTTGGGACGAAAGGGATATTTGGCCAGGGTTGTCTCAATTACAAGTTCGGGAAGCTGTGAAACTTTTGACATAATGTCTTCACCACATGGCAATTTTATTGCAGAAGGTGTGGTTGTTCATAATTCATTCATGGGTGGCAGGCGTCAACTCGACAAAACAGGGCGGCTGGTAGAGGTCGATAAGAGCGAGGTTTTGACCAAGGCCATTATTCGAAGGATGAAATCTCGATTCATGAAGGCTGGAAAACTTCCAGGGTTGATGTTCTTGGTCAGCTCCAAAGAGAAGCCTGTAACCTTCATTGAGCAGAAAATAGAAGAAGCCCGATCAGGACAATCTCCTGATGTTTTCTTGAGGGATTACAGCACTTGGAGCGTGAAGCCCGTTGATAATTTTAGTGGAAAAACTTTTCAGATTGCTGTTGGTAATGAAACCGTTCGTTCAAAGATAAAGCCATCCCCAGAAGATATTGAGTGGTATAAACAGTCACAGCTTCGGATCATTGATGTACCAGAGGAATATTTCCCTGATTTCGATGCTGATTTAGAGGGTGCTCTCAGGGATATTGCGGGAATTGCGACCGAGAGTGTTAGTTTATTTATCCATCGCAGGGAAAAAATCGCAGAGGCTATTGATGAGACATTGAAGAGCCCTGTTGATGTAGAAGAGTGGATGAGTGGTGATCCCTTAGAGTTTTGGTGGGAGAGGGTAGCAATTCCATATAAGAGGGCTATTCCTGGTGGCTTCACTGAGGAAGCTTGGCGACCCATTCGACATCCAGGGGCGGTTCGATATGCTCATATTGACCCTTCGTTATCGGGTGACTGTGCTGGCCTCACGATCCTTCACATTGCAGGACATACGGAAGTCACCAGGCGTGATGCTGGTGGGGAGTCTTACGAAGAGGTCGCTCCTGTCATTGAAACGGACTTTATGCTGAAAATCATTCCTCCTCCAGGGGATGAGATTTTTCTGGGGGATATCCGGGGCATTATCTATGAGTTTTTGTCACATGGGTTTCAGATTAGCTACGCTTCGATGGACAGTTTTCAAAGTGCTGACACTAGGCAGCAATTCAAAACCAGAGGAATTGAGTCTGATGTGTTGTCAGTGGATAAAACAACGGTTCCTTATGAATCTCTAAAAATCGCTCTTTACGAGAATCGGCTGAGACTTCAGGACAATGTAACGATTCAGCGACAGCTTCGAGCCCTTCAGAGGGTGCAAAAAACCAAGGGTGTTATTCCAAAATTCATGATTGACCATCCGGCTAGGGGAGAAAAAGATCTAGCAGATAGCTTGGCGGGTGGAGTTCACAGTCTGATGACTCGTCAACCAGGGCTTCCAATGGCACCATTGACCTCTGGCAGGAATTCAATGACCGAAGTGAGAGACGATTCCTGGGTGACAGGTGGTAAAGTAATGGTTCCTCCCTCGTCTGGTCAGAGAGGGGGTCGACAAGGTATGGTTGGTCAAAAGGTTTCGGCGAAAAATATGCCGATGCCCTTCACGAGGGGATAATGGCAGAAGTAGGAAGTAGACGGCTTTGGGAGGGTTTCACGGCCAACGTGGGTAATGCCCTGCGGTCGTTTTTCGCAAGAACCCCTCAAAGGCAAGCGGCAGAGCTTCAACGTGGTGGTACCCCGGCGGTTTCGATGGCGGGGCTTCCTTATAATTTGGTAAATCAATTCGGCTATGATGCGCTGGCCAATTATCTCAGGATCGACCAAGACCTCCAGCAACGCTTCGCTGACTATGAAGAGATGGATGAATATCCCGAAGTATCCTGTATTTCTGCTGATATGTCGGTATTTTATGTTGACTCTGCGGGTAGAGCTAATATAGAAGATGACATGAGCATTGTCAAGGTAAATAGTAAAACCATAGGGGAATTGGCGAAGGACTATGAAGAGGGCAAGTATAAGGAATTGCTTGTCTATGCTTTTGATCACAAATCAGGAAAAGTGGTTGTTGCGAAGGCGAAAGGACCCATACCAAAAGGCGTAAAACCTGTATATAAGGTGACTTATCAGGATTTCAGGCGCACGAAAAAATGGTCTATCAAGGCAACAGGTGACCATTTATTTATGATGCGAAATGGTGAGTACAAGCCCGTTGAGGATTTAAAGCCAAATGACAGGTTGATGCCTTGTACCTTCAAAATAAGAAAGAGTGGGTATCATTCTATTTATGAGCCATTGCAAAAAACACAAAGTGGTGGGTGTTTATACACAGATACTCATCGTCTTGTGGCTCAGGCGATGCGAGGAAGGTTGTTAGAGCGTGGAGAGTGCGTCCATCATAGGGATGAGAACAAGGCGAACCCAAGGCCAAGCAACCTCGAAATAATGACGAGAAAAGGACATATCAATCATCACCAGCGTGGAGAATACGAGGAAGTTCGTAGGAGTAAGATATCGAAAGCTGTTAAGGGTCAGTGGCAAGATATTGAGAGTCGCAAAAGAATTTTGGATGGGCAAAAGCGATTTCATGATGAGAAAGGTTCATCATGGTTGACCAAAGAGTTGAGTAGCAAAAAAGGACGTTATAAGAAGAGTGGAATTCCTTTGGCTCCGGATGTTGTTGAGGCTTCTCTTCGTGCGTCTTTATCTGTGAGTGAGGCAGCTCGGAAATTGAAGGTATCTTGGAACACTTTGGCCAGAAGAATGGCTCAGTATGGATTGGACCAGGAAATTCTTGGTTCAAACCTCAATGGTCCAAAGCTTGGTGATAGTGAATATTTAAATCATCGTGTTGTTTCTGTTGAGTATGTAGGTGATGAAGAGGTATTTGATTTGGAGGTTCCTGGATATCGTAATTTTGCGGTTGGGACTTCAAATGGAGGGTCGGTTTTTGTTCATAATTGTGGGCTCGATATCTACGCCGATGATGCGACCAGCCCAGACCTCGACCGTGAACAGGCCATCTGGGCGACCTCCGAAGACAAGAAGATTGCTGATGAGCTGAATCATATGCTCCATAAGCAGCTTCTGATTGAGGACGACATCTGGGGCGTGGTGCGAACCCTCTGCAAATACGGGAACGTCTATGGGGAGGCTCTAGTCACTGATCAAGGGCTCGTGGGGCTCAGTTATCTCCCTCCGCCGACGGTCAGGAGGGTCGAAGGACCCAGGGGGCAGCTCATTGGTTTCATTCAGGACATCAGGGGTGAGTTCAATCTCTCTTTGGAAGATTTCTATGCTTTGGCCAGTGCGCAGCAGGCGTATCGAAGTGGCAAGGAGGGGGCGAAGGTCCCAGCCGCAATGGGGCGCAACCCTGGAGAGCTGACGGTCTTTGAGGACTGGGAGCTGGTTCATTGGAGGCTCAGGGGCAAGCATCTTAGGTCGGTTTATGGAGGCGCAGTCATCGATCCGGCCAGGTGGATTTGGAAGAGATTGGCTCTTTTGGAAGATGCTCTCTTGATCTACAAGCTGGAGAGGGCTCCTGCTCGATATGCCTTTTATATCGATGTGGGTGAGCTTGATGCCGAGCGGGGGCTGGCTTTTGTCAACAAGGTCAAGAACTCCTTCACTCGCCAAAAGTTTGTAAAACCGGACGGCAAGTTGGACATGCGTTTTAATCCGCTTCCTGTGGCCGCAAGCACACCGATTCCATTATTGGATGGCAGGGATATCACTATCGAGCAAATGGCGAAAGAGTATGACAAAGGAAAAAAACATTGGGTTTATTCGATAGACCATGAGACGGGGGGCGTTACTCCTGGTGAAGTTGAGTGGGTTGGTAAAACGAGGGAGAATGCAGAAACAGTAAGGGTGACTTTTGATGACGGCAATTGGGCTGAAATGGCCCCTGATCATCCTGTGATGCGCCGGGATACAACTTATGCCAATGCTGAAGATTTGAAGCCTGGCGACAGTGTGATGCCTCTTTACAGGAGCATTAGTGCTAGTAAGTCGCTTGATGGATACGAGCTTGTCTATAATCCTGTTGTAAAAAGAAAAGAGTTTTCTCATCGTGTGATGGCTCGAACATTGGCTGAGGGTATTAATGGTCAGTGGGTGACTCATCATAAGGATGAAAACAAGCGAAATAATGAGCCTGTTAATTTAGAAGTATTGAGTAATTTTGAGCATGCAAAAAGGCATTTTGATGTTCATTCCAAATCCATAACGGCTTACAACAAGAGTGATGAGAAGAGAAAAAGAACGTCAATTCTGAATCGGCTACACAACACCAAGAAGCATATTATTGAATATAACAATTCAGAAAAACACAAAGAAGACAATATTGTTAGGAGTCAATTGAAAGCTGAGATGTGGGCTGATCCGGAAAGGGCTCGAAAAGCAAAAAAGAGGATGAAGCTTGTTTTTCCAGAAGAGTTCATTTCTGGAGTCAAGGCTTTGATCCGAGAGAACCCGAAAGCTGGTGCAGAAGATATTGTTAGGGGTGTGAATGAGCATTTGGTTGAGACTCTCAGAGAGCATGGTGGAAAGCGAAATAGAAATGTAAAAAAAGTTCATCGCCATATGTTGCTCAAGATGTATCGATTCCTTGGTTTTGAAAATTTTATAGCATTCAAAGAAAATGTTTTGGTTGAGCCCAATAATCATAAGGTTGTTTCGGTTAGGAAGGTAAAGAATCAAGATCAATACTGTATGACAGTGAGCAAGCATCATAATTTTGCATTACTCGCAAGAGATGGAAATAAAAAGACAATTTATGGGTCAGGCGTCTTTGTTCGCAACTCGATGGATGAGGATTTCTTCGTGCCCGTGCGCGGGGGTAAAAGAACAACAGAGATCGATGTTATCAGTGGCCCAGACTACTCAGAAACGGATACCCTGGAATACCACAGGGACAAGCTGGTCAGTTCCATCAAAATTCCCAAGACATACATGGGGTATGGTGGGGAGAGCACCAGAAACGCCTTATCGAGCGAGGACATTAGGTTTGCTCGAACGATAATGAGAATTCAGCGGGTAATCAGGAGTGGTTATCGTCAAGCCAGTCGAATCCATTTGATAGCCAAGGGGATGAATGCCAAGGCGGATTATGACATCAGGATGAATGTTCCGAGTCAAATTCTGGAATTGGCGCGGGTGGAGGTAATGAGTGCCACAGCGGATCTTGCGTCTCGGATGAAAGAGGACGTGGGAACCAGGTGGGTTTTGATGCATCTCTACAAGTTCAGCGAGGATGAAGCGGCGGCTGTGATGAAAGAGAAGAGCCAGGAAGATATGGACAAGGGCAAAAGGGAAGCTGATATAGAAAAAATGAGAATGGAGGGAATGAGTCCCGAGGATCAACGTGATGCCATTCTCAAGGGAGACCTTGATGTACGCTTGTCAAAGCTCATGACATCGGTTTCAAAACAGGACTGGCGCAGAGGTTTCGACGGCTCAAAACAGGCCGAAAGAAAGGCCAATGATAAGCTTTCAAAAGTTCTCAGAGAAAGCCGAGATACTACCCGACGCTTGAAGGAGCTAGGGGGCCTCATGATGGACATTCGCGGGGCCTTCCGGTCTGCTGCTTCTCCTCCCATGTGATAGGATGCCTTTGGTGATGGGAACAGCAGCTTGACATCGCTTCAATGATGGTCGTAGGTTAGCTGCTTAGGGCAACCCATAAACCAACAGGCGACATGACAAGAAAATTGGTTGACGGTGATTTCCTCTCTAAGCTCATCGAAGGGTCTTATGAAGTAGCTATACGAAGAGCTGATGAGATGGTCGAACGTTATTCCGAATTATTCGGAGGCGGTGAAGGGGTTCAGCTCCAATCTTGGACATTTCCCACCCATATCATCGTCGCTAATTCGGAGGGCGATTTCTTCCGCGCCTCCCTTGGTATTTCAGAGGATACCGGGGAGTCCCAGCTTGAGCAGGTCGATGCCATAAGTGTTCCTGTTCGCGAGGCAAGGGAGATGACTCGTGAAGCGAGGGAGATGGCCCAATTGGCTGTTGATGCCATTCTGTCAGGAGACCGAGGCGGTGCCATCAGCATGATGGATGAGCTTTATGGTCTGGTGCAGGGTGGGGTCAGGTTGACGGCTGAATCGGTAGAGGACGACCTTCTCAAAACAGACATTCTTGAACGAGATTGGTTCAAAGCTGTTCGCACCAATGAGAAATCAATGAAGGCTTTTGTTGGTGCAGAAGCAAACAAACCCACCCCACAACCACGATTTGAGAATATCCAAGAGCATACCTCAGACAATGAAGAACGATTGCGACGTATTGTTGCCAGTTCGCTGGTGACTTTGAAGGAAAATCTATCTTCTATGTGTAACGGATTGGCTCTTGCGAGAGAGATAACCGAAGCTCACGTCCTTCGAGTAGGGAGCGACGACCCTGCTTTGTCAGTGGCGGATTATGTGGAATTTGTTGAGGCGTTTGACATCGATTTGTGCCGAATGCGAGGGATCGTGGAAGATGCCATGGCGGTATCTGAAGATGGAGACCTCCAGAGTTTGGCTCGCATCCATGACGGTGTGGCGTCCCATATGTATGAGATGGCATTGGCGGCGGTATTTGCTGAGAAATTGGCTCGCCGATTCGACGCCCCGGCGGCGTAGGAGGTCAATATGAGCGCCTTTAGACACCCACACAACGTAGCTGTTCGCCCCATAGAAGAAGAATTGGCAGAGATGGGGCTCGATCCTGATAGGGTTTTGAGTGAAATTGACCGAAATACGGCGATGCTCGAAGAGGGGGCTGCTCTTTTTAATTTGAGCGGTCTTCAAGAGGGTGATTCGTCTCCCAGGTCTATGGCCCAATACAACTCGACTCTTCTGGCAAAAAAAGAAGGTCTTGAAGAGGGAGAAGACCTTGAAGATGAATCATATCTTGGTGAGTCAGGGTATAGTTCAAAGGTTATTGGAAAGAAAAAATTCCCGTTTATCAAGGGAAAAGAAAAAGCCTACCCGGTATCTGAAGTTCGCTATGATGGCAAGGTCATTGGGAAAGTGATTATGTCACCTCATCCCAAAGGGGCTACATACGGAGAGGGGTATATAGCTGTTGACACTGAAGGTAATGAATTGCCTTGGAGTCAAAACAAAAATGCTCAATATCGAAAACTTTTGAGCAAATCTGGGTTCAAAGAAGACCTTGAAGACCTTGAAGAGGCAAAATCCCTAAAAATAGGTAGTGACAGCTACCAAGTTGTCAAAAATTACCCTTCCAAGGGTGACGCCGATGGTCCCTTCCCGAAATCCTTTATTCGGATGATAAAAAAGGGCGGCGGTGCTGCTCTTCTGAAGTCAGGTTCTGATTATTATTTCTTGGCAACCATGCCAGGTGGAAAACCTGATGGCTCTCCTGTTTGGCTCAAACCAGCTCAAAGTAAAAGAGTGATGAGTTATGAGCATTTGGATGCTGACATCCAATATCTCATCGACGAAGGTTGGGAGCTGGGCGAGGATTGGGAGATAGAAGACGAGCTGGATGAAGCGGCTCTGGGAGTAGTCAAAAAGGCCAAGGGTGCAGCAGCTCGTATAGCCAAAAGGCTTCGACACAGGGAATATCTTAAATCTCGTGGTGCTCGAAAGTTAGATGCCAAGATTTATCGCCAGAAATTCAAACGAAAAATCAAAAGAACGAACGTTAAAAAACTCAGAAAATTCGGAGCTAAGGGGCTCGAAAAGCTCCACAAAATGGATCGTCGAGTCGTCCAGAAATCCTGGAGTGATGAGATTGCCACCATATATGAAGAACTGGGACAGTCCACCGCTCCAATCACAGAAGACCATGACGATATCACCGAAGACGAGGATATTGAGATTTCTCCTGCTGTAGAGGCTCTTCTCAATGCAGCAAAGACAGCTTTGTACCTTGGTGAAATATTTCATGCGATGGGAGAGGACACAGGTGAAATCCTTTTCCAGCTTTCTGATAAGGCAGTAGACCTTTCAGATGCGGTCGAAGAAAATGAAGATGGAGAGCCTTCTGATGAGCAGGAAGAGCATATTCAGACTGTTCTCAAATCGGTAATAAAGGCACTCACAGAGTATGAAGAGTGCGGATCTCCCTCTCTCAGTGAGGCTATTGGTATTTCGATGGTTCTTGAGGGAGTGGGTGAGTGGGACGAGTTGGTTGAGTATGTCCCTCCAAGTCCCGCAAAGATGGGATTTTTCAGTGTTCCCAGTCCATCGAGCATGGGTTTCACACCTGACCCCATTGAGCCAGATGATGAGCCCATGGTCGCGCCACGGAGAAAACTTCGGAGACAGGGCAGCGGCGGCGAAAGACCGCTTGTTGTGCATCGCGGCGGGGGTGGAGTTCCCGCTGGAAAAACTGTTGCTCCAGATACCAGCGTTGCTGGCAAGTACCTCAAGGCCATCAACATGGCCATGCAGGATAAAAACATAACGAATGCCATGAATGCGGCCAAAGCTGTCATTTCAAAGCATAAAGCTATTGATGGCAGAGGGCGTCACATCAAGAGAATCGATACAATGACCGATGTTTTGCGGGTGATTTTCTACCTCTCGCAAATCACAGGTCTCAAGGCTCCTGCCTGGATGTACAAAGGCAAGAGGAAGCCTTGGTTTGTACACCCTGATGATGCAGAGCCTGGGGATGTAAACTTTGATCCGGAGCGAAAGCAGAAGATTGCAAAGGCTGAACTGGAAAAATACGCAAGGGATGACAAAGACCTCAAGGCGGCAACGGCTGCTCTCATGCCTGGCTTTGGGCATATGTTCGGCGGCGCGAAGGCTTCATGAGCTGGGTACCACTAGAGTGGCTGTTCGAGGCTCCGCGAAAGCGTCGGACAGCCTATCGGAGTGGGCGAAGAGAGCTTCTTGGAGTGGAGACACGAAGAAATATCATTGGCTTTGAAAAGCCTGGTGAGCGTAAGATAGTTCCGAAAAGGAAAAGGCCCAAGAAGTTCCAACCTCTTTTGAACAGGACTGGGCTTAGGGCAAAGACGACGAAATCGAGGATCTGGTAATGGCAGAAATACTCATTGACTCCATGCCTCTGGAATTCACTCTGGAGGAGTCCAAGGACCAACCTGGCAAATATGTTGTCAGAGGGCAATTTGCCAGGTCCGACCAACCAACCGAAAACAAAAGGCTGTATGGGCGGCACCTTTGGGAGAGAGAAATTGGTCGACTAGGTGAAGCCTTGGAAGGCCGAATGGTGTTCGGTGAGCTAGACCATCCTGCTGATGGAAGAACAAAACTCCAGAGGGTTAGTCACATTTTGACAAACTTGCATCTGGAGGGAGGTGAAGTCCAAGGGGCGGCAGAGCTGATTGACACCCCTAATGGTCGTATTGCCAAAGCCATACTGGATGCCAATGGAAAAATTGGTGTATCCAGCCGGGGTTTTGGGACAACCAAAGTGAATTCCAGAGGGGTTCATGAGGTTCAAGAAGATTTTCGTCTGCACACATTTGATTTTGTGGCAGACCCAGCAATGAAGACAGCGTATCCCGAGGTTTTTCACGAGGAGACGCAAAAAATACCGGAGGACGGCATGAATTTGACCCTGGAAGACCTCAAGAGGGACTACCCAGGGCTCGTGGAGGCGCTGTCAAGTGAGGCCAAAAAAGCCGCATTGACAGAAGCTGGCGAAGCCCACGGGCGCTCTCTCTCCGAGGCGGTAAGTGAGGCGGAGGAGCGCACCGAAAGGCGACTGCGAGAGCAGTTCTCTGGTGAGCTTCGACGAACGATGGAGCAGGTTGAGGATTCGGCTCGTGAAAAGGCCACCTCAGAGGCCCTATCGGACCCCGAAGTTGCCCAAGCAAAAGTAACCTTGGAGCAGGTTGCAAGAATCATCGCTCCCTTTGGGGCACCAATGGACCAACGTATGGCCATTGATGCCAAGGACGAAGAGATTGCAAAGCTCAAAGGGGACTTGGCCGAAAGAGAGCTGGAAGTCCAGGCTGCAAACAAAGCGATGGAGGAGATGATATCGGTTGCTACTGAGGCAGCTTATCAACTCCACCTTGAGCGTCTTGTGGCCGAGGAAGATGGTCGCGATGCTATTATCACCCTCGTTGGTGATGTTTCTCAATATGAGTCAATCGACGAAATTGAGGAAAAGGTCGAGGCTGTCAAAGAAGAGTTAGTCAAGGCACAGGTGCAGGAGCAGGAGAAGGCTGAAGAGCGAGACGCTGAGATTGAAGCCAAGGTCGAAGAGTTCGAGGCTCGACTCAGAGTCGCCGAGGAGAAGGCCGAAGAGGCTGAGGCTGAGAAGGCGAAGGCGGACGAGCGCACCAAAAAAGCCCTGAGAGTTGCAGAAGAAATGCAGCTTGCGCTTCATGTGGAGCAACGTATCAACGGACACCCAGGCGCTGATGACCTGCGAGGACTTTGTGAAGAAGCCACGTCTATCGATGATGTGGAGAGAGTCATTGCGAGTTATGATAAGCGTCATCCCGAACCCCCAAGAATCGATGAAGATCAGGCACAGCGGATCAGGAGCCGTGTTGCACAGGGTAAGGAGCGGGACGTTTACGAAGATACTCACGGAGAGCCTGAATTCAACAAAGGCAATGGAGTCAATGAAAATTCCAATGACCCACTTGCTGAATTAGGGTTGACTGAAGAGCAGTTTGATGAGTTCGCCGGGACAAGGGGTTTCGGAAACTAGGGCCTCCTGGGGCCGAACAGAGGAGGAAGTGATGGAAGCCAGAAATCAGCTCACTGAGACCGGTGCCAGGAGCATCAGAGATGAGTCCTACACCGTACAACTGAAAAACAAATGGGGAAAGTATCTCAAAGGTGTTCAAAATGAGCACACCCAGAAGTGCATGGCAATGCTCTTCGAGAATCAGTTTGGCGATATGCGTCGTCAACTCTCGGAGGACACCCTCGCTGTCAATGCAGGCGAGTACACCAAATATATCTTCCCCGTTCTCAGAAGAGTCTTTCCTAACCTGATCGCAAACGAAATCGTTTCGATTCAGCCCATGACTGCCCCGGTGGGAGCCGTCTTCTACTTCGAGTACAAGCACGGCAAGTCCAAAGGGTCGACAGCAGCAGGAACCAATCTGCTCCAAAACTTCGATGAAAATTATTCAGCGGAGTTGGTGCAATGGGAGAAACTTGCAGACGTTGTTTCAGGTGGTGAATGGTCCGGTGGTACTCCCGGTTCCGTTATCCTTGCTTACAGCCCTGTAAGACCTCTCGACGCTGCTCTTGGTATCCGTCTGGTTATCCAAGAATACACCGTCGCAACCGATACCGTGGTTCAAGAAAAAATTGACGACGGATCAGGAACGTTCACGGGCGGTGGTGCCGGAACAATCAACTATGCCAATGGTCAGGTCGGAGCTTTTACGTTCCCAGTGGCCACAACTGCTGGCAACATTATCCGGGCATCATATTCATATGACTCCGAAGCCAATCGCTTGGTCCCCGATGTCTTTATCGATATCGACCTCCAAGAGATTCGGGCCACCACACGAAAACTCAAGGCTCGCTGGTCTTCCGAGGCCGCCGATGACCTTCGGGCTTTCCATGGAGTGGACGCCGAGACTGAATTGGTTAGCGGTATCAGCCAAGAAATCGGCCTTGAATTGGACCGGGGAATTCTCGAAGAATTATTCCAAGCAAGTGCTGGAATCACCCGGTCATTTGACTTCACAGTTCCAGCAGGTCTCAGTGAAGTCGATCATATTCGTTCGGTCATGACCCAAATGTCGAACGTGAGCTTCCAGATTCACAAAGAGTCTCGTCGCGCCCCCGCAAACTGGGCAGTCACAAGCCCCGAAGTCTCTGCGAAAATTATCCAGCTCCAAACTCACATGGATTACAGAGCGCCGTTCGTCAGTGACCCTGCAAGCCCAAGCGGTCCATATGATGGAACCATGGTTCCACCAAGCTATGGCCCCATTACCAGTCACTTCGGAATCCTTCGTCTCGGCCCATTGTCCAACAAATGGATGATGTACCAAGACCCATTCTTCCGAACCAATTATATTCTCATGGGTCTCAGAGGTCAGAGCTACCTCGACGCAGGGTTCGTTTTCGCTCCCTACGTTCCACTTCAACTCACCCCAACCTTCCTCGACCCAGAAGACCAGACATATCGAAAAGGTCTGCGCACAAGATACTCTACTCGGCTCTTGAGAGCAGAATGGTACGGGCGGGT